TCGGCTGGTTTTTGAAGCGCCGCCTTGGCAACCTCTGCCCCCGGGTGAGCCGCCCCTCTTCTGAGCGCTGCCTGTTCAACCAGCTGGTCGTCGGCAGCGACTCCTTCCACAGGCGCAGGCTCTGTGGCCGGTACTGATGTCGCTGCAGGCTGTTGCCCTTTTTGCAACATCTCGGCTTCGATGTCGAGATCTGCATACTGACTGCGATCAACGACCTGCGGCTCACTGATGCCCTTGACCGATTGCCGGATTGCCGCCTCGGTGCCTGGCGGCGGGGTGGGCTGGTAGGTTTGGTAGGCCCGCTCTTCTGGGGATTGCTGGGTGAAGTCTTCATACTGACGTTGCTCTTCGGCGTCGATCGCCTGCATGGCCGGCTCGGTCGGCTCGACGGTTTGCGGGGTACGATCCTGCCCAAAAAACTCAACGCCCGGCTTCGTTGCTTCTATTGCGGGGCCTTGCGGGGCCGGCAACGCCAGCTGCGCCTTTTCTTGCTGGATCGCCTCGAGCCCAACCTTCGAGAGCGGGCCCATGGGCCGGCCTTGATTCTGCAGGGCGATTGCCTGCTCGGCGGCGTTAAGGTTTTCGACGCGCTCTCTGATCAGGAGGTCGATGTCCTGGGGCTTGAGCCCAAAGTTTTCTTCGAGGAGCTCGGGTTCGCTTTTCAGGTACTGCAGCCGGGGCCCGTCGTAGTTCAGTCCTCGAAGTGCGTCGAGGTTGTTGTCTCTGACCTGGTCACGCTCGGGATCGGCCGCCGGAGTTTTTTGGTCGGTGCCAGCTCCGCCTGCTCCGGGGAACATCAGGCCCATGAGAAAGGCTGGGCCAACCGCGGCAAGCCCTGCCTCGCCCACGCCTTCTGACAACTTACGGCTGGCATCGGCATCCTGCATGGCCAGGTTTTCGGTGAACTTTTCCCACGATTCCTGCGGGACTTCCTGGATCGATTCCTTGACGCCGTTGAGCACCTGCCGCAAGATAATGTTCTTGGCCCCAAGGCTTTTGTCAAATACACCAGCACCGAAGACCGGCGCCTGCAGGATAAACCCCACCGTGGTGAAGGCCATCGCCTTGGCTTCGGCGTCTTCAGAGAGCAGGGCAAGTGCATTGGCGTGTCGCTGCTCGTCAGGCATATCGCCAAACTGATCATAGTAGTGTCGATACATCTTCGACTGCATGAGCTGCTCACGCGGCATCGCGGCGATTTCCTGGCCGACCTGTGCGGCGTTGGCCAGGCCCGCCTCGACCCCCTCAGCAGTTCCATAGGCAAGCCCGTTGGTGACCCAGTTAGCGGCATTGCCGGCCCATTTCTTGCTAAGGCCAGTACGCTGGAAGGCGGTTGACAGGCCCTTTACAACGCCCTTCGCCTTGAGCCCCGCGGAAAGAGGTGTGCCCAACACTCCAATAGCGGCAGTGCCCGGCAATGACTCGACGGCACCAAGCAGCGCCGAGTTGAACTTAGCACCAATTCCTTGATGCTTGTACCAGGCCTTGGATTTAAGCTCCTTGCCGTGTGCTGACGTTTTGTCCTCATAAAACGTGCTCGCCGTCTCGGCCCAACGGCGCAGGGGCTTCGGCCCCTCCTGGGCACCTATGCGGCCGAATTCCTCGATCTTATCGCCATATTTGTCGGGGAGCACCGAGCCGTAGTTCTCTATACCACGGCCAACAAACTCGACCGCCTGGGCGGCACTTTCTGCCAGCCGGGCTGACCCGGTCCCCAGCGTGGCGCCAACATCACCGACCTTTTCTCCCAGTGTGTACGGGTCGTCGGGAGCCGGGGCCTGTCGCTGCGGTTCGGCGTCATGTGCGGGCTGGCGCTGGGCGACGCGCTTCCTGCTCTGCAGGAGCATCTCATACGGATCCGCCGATGGTTTCGGCTTCTGCTGCTGACGCATGCGGCTCTGCTCAAGCAGTGTGATCGGATCGGGCGCGGTGGTCTCAGTTACCATGGGTGGTTACCTGTTGTAGTATGAAAAGGTCAGGGCCATGTGCCCGTCTGGATCACTGATGGCGAGTTGGTCGAGCCAGGTTTCGGCGTCGCCTGACGCCATCGCCTCCTCAAATGCCCGCTTCAGGCTTGAAACCCGCTTCTCCCCCACCCGTTTGTAGGCCTGCTCCATCAGGATTCTATCGTCGGCCTCCTGGGCCTTGACCTCGTCGACCGAGGCCTCTTCCGGAAGGGGCTCATCCTGGGCCGCTGCTTCATCAGCAGCAATCTCAGTGGTGCTGGCCACCACCTTATCGGTGTTGGGGTCATAGATATACTCTTCTTTATCGGCCCCTTTAATGGTGATCAGGTCTTGAGACTCTGCCGGCTGGGGGGCGGCGCGGCCACCCAGGTCAAGGGGGAAGGTGCCGTCTGCGTTATAGGCCCGCTGGGCAGTTGCTGCGTCTCCCGCCTTGTACGCCTCTTTTCCGAGCGCAAAGATTTCTTTCTGGCGCTGATTTCTGGCAGTGGTCTTATTTGTCTCAAGGTTAAAGCCGTGCATCTGGCGGTTTTCCGCCATTGTGTTGGAGCTTTTCGCTCGCTCCAATGCCTGGTCGAAGCCGTGCATCTGGCGGTTCTGGGCGAGGGCGTTTTTATGCCCCATGCGATTAATCGTTCGCAGATTTTTCTGCCTGGACATTTCCTCACCGTGCTCACGGGCCCGGTTGGTGTCTCGAGCCTGGCGCATCCCGGCGACCCGGGCCGCGTTCTGCGGGTTGTTAAACCCACTTGCGGTGCCTGCAGCTGCCGGCCGCGGGGCTGAAACCCTGCGAGGGCCGCGGCCTCCGGCGACAACCTTGCTGCCACCGCCGGCGGCGAAGAAGCGTTGGCGGGCCGAGTCGTTGGGGGCTGGTTTCGCGGTTGACGCTGCCGGTGCGGTGCGCGCGACCGTCGTCGTCCGGGGTCCGCCCTTGGCGTTGCGGTAGATTTTTTTCTTCTTGTTGTCAGTAGCCATTACGAGTCTCCTTCTCCATAGCTGAAGCTCAGGCTCTCGGTGTACGAGTCGGAGGCCGACTCTGACTGTGAGGCCGAAACTGTAAGAGCGTTGGCGAGCGACCTGGTAAAGCTGTTTGAGGTGCTAATACTGGTTGACTCGCTTTTGCTCAATCCCTTACTGGTACTGTCTGAAACCGAGGCGCTTACATTCTGGGCTGAGAGCGCCGAGGCAAGGATCTGGGCGACAATCCTGCCGAGCTCCTCCTCAACCCCCAGCTTCAGCTGAATCTCGGCCAACACGGCCTGGACCATCTGTTCGTACTCTCCCAGGCTGATCTGGCCCTGCACCTCGGCGGCGCCGACCTGAGCCCGGTAGCGCTCAACCAGCGCCTGCAGGCGAGATGCCTCGGCCCTGACCTCCGCTTCATAGCCACCGATTTCAGCGACATACATCTTGATAACCTGCTCAATCACGGTGAACTCAACCTCGACCCGCTTCACATAGGCATCGATCTCGGCCGAGTAAATCTCAGCGATTGATCGGTTCTTTGACGCGGTTGCCTCTATCCTGGTGCGCTCGGCGTCGACCTGTGTTTTGTAAATGTCATAGGTCCGGTAGATCGCTTCAAGCCTGACTTTGTAGTTGTCATGGAGAAAGGTGATGACCGACTTGGCCGCCTCAAGCGCCCGGGTTTGGACCTTGTCATGGCTGTCACGGGACAGGGTTTCGAGCTTGACCCCGACATCGTGCATAAACTGGGTATGTTGCCGGCCGTGCTCAATCTGCTTGGCGATCACATCAGAGTTGAGCAGCCCCAGGTTTCTCGAGTGCTCATTGCCGAGCATATTGAGGCGCTGCAGCAGACCGCCCGGCGGCGCCTTGTGCCCCTTGCTCGAGTAGTAGCGCTCGGCCTCGAGCCGCTTCTCTTCGTAGTCCTCATCGAGTTTTGCCCGGCCGCGAGCGATCAGGGCCGCTTCCCAGTCTTCGTCAAGCCCGGTGCCGCCGTTCTGGACAATATCAACGACAGAGTCGTAGAGCCGGTTCCAAAGGGTCGATATATAGGGCAGCTCCTGCCAGTCGAGTGTCTCGGTCGGGGCGTCGGGCAGGGCGGTGCTGGGGGCCTGGATCTCGCGCATAACGATGTCTTCCAAGTCGCCGCGCAGCCCTGGCGCTGTGCCCACGTCAGGGGTCGTGTATGACGGCTTGCCCGGCTTATTGACGTTGAGCGCGTCGACCGCTGGCGGTGAGGGGAGATCGAGACTGATATTGGGGTCGGTGACGCTGGTCTCGGGGAAGTTCCCCAGTTTTGACAGGGTCTCGATGGCCAGCTGGTGGTATTCGTCGATGAGCTTTTTGTTGCGGCCAAACTGATCAGTGACCAGGTCGTTTGAAATGGACTGGTCCTGCAGCCAGCCGGCCGGAATATCGTGGTTGTAATACACCTTTGAGTTGAGGATGTCCGGCTTTTCCTCAATCAGCAGGTCGGCCTCTGCAACGCCGAACTTAGAGAAATCTTTCCGCAGCGCGGTTCTTTCAAGATTACTAGCCATCGTTTTCCACTCCTTCAAAGATGGCCTCATCGTCCCCGTCGACGATGACGCGGATAGGGGCGAAGAGGACTTTCATATTTAAAATAGGACTGCCGGCGACCGTGCCGGGCAGCGCCCTGACATCGTGCGTAATCCCGCCGTAGGTCGCCGACGAAAACCCATACTCAAGGATTTTGTCGGTAATCGTGGCGGGGTCTTTTACGTATCCCCCGGCAGCGACCAATGCCTGCTTGTAGAGATCAACAAGGGCGGCGGTCGGCAGCAGGTGTTCGGGGGTATCTTTTACCGAGAACAGTCCTCCCCATTTCCCTGCCGCAAGGTTAAGATTGACCAGACTGTGGAGCTCGTACCCGGCTGCGCTTCGATCCCTGACGTTTGCCAGCATGGTGTCGGCAAAAATCTTAGTTCCATCAGGCATGACCGGGAACGACGGTAAAAATCCCATCCCCCCAAACGCCTCTGAGAGGCCGCTGTGCAGCTTCTTCGGGTCGGGCTCGGTGGTCGGGATGACGCCTGGATATACGGTCGACATCTGGGGCGGGTACCAATCGTCTTTCAGGGCCCCGCCGAAACAAGCGCTGAAGTAATCAAAAAGCACCAGTTCGCCCCAGGGCGACATCACCGGCGTACACATACCAACGTCATCGTTGCCGTACCCGTCCTTGACTGAGGTAACATTTAATATCGGTCCAAAGACCGGAGAGGCGTAACCGATTGCGTGGATACGCTGGTCGGGGTTGGGGCTGGTGTCCTTATAGCGATATGCCTGCACATTGGCGCAGGCGGCGGTCAGCGGGGTGGTCGTCAGATCAAAGTATTTTCTGGCCAGATCCGAGTAGTAATCCTCATCAACCGTGCCGGCCGACACATTTTGGCTCAGGGCGAAATCAGTGGCAGAACAGCCATTGACATCGTCATAATAGAGGACATTGGTATCGTCAGTTCCCGCCTTAAACCAAAAGTCCGGATGGAATGGGTGCAGGTAATAGTTGTTGGCAGCCAGGGTCGTGTTGTACCAGGTATCTGGATCCGGCGGCACCTTTAGGGCGGTCTCGAGGATCGCGGCGCCGGGCTGCAACGAACCGATTGAGGTGTGCAGCGATCCGGCCCCATATTTGGAGGGGATAAAGGTTTCGTACCAGTTGATCGCGTTCTCGTAGCCATTGCCCTCTTTGCCCGTCATATCACAAAAGACTGCCTCCCACCCCTCCGTTCTTTCAATCTCTGAAGCAAAGCGGGTGGCTGAGAGAAACCCGATATAGGGGCAGCGTTTTGTGCGGACATCAACAAAAGACTTTGTGGCGTCATCCCAGATCCCGACCGCCACCGCGCTTGAAACATCGTCGCGGTTGTACCTCAAGAAAGACGTTCCGGCGTCGGTGTTGTCGGTAATGATGTCGACGTGGATATAGAACCTGGTGAAGACCTTCTCATTTTTGCGGGGCAAGGTGAGCCCCAGCTCATTTTTCTTTTCTTCCTCGTCGGCCCCGGCCTCTGGGGGCTCGGCGTGGACATGGATCTCCGCCTGATTCTTGTGAATATTGATGCGTACCAGGGCACCGGGGACCCTTGGCTTGAGCACGTCATCCTCGAGTCGGCTGGCAGAATTCTCCCGGTCGCGCAGGTATTGCTCATACACGCGAAAGGCCTGCGGGACAAATGAGCGGGCATGCTCTTTGTCGCCACTTAGAAAAACCTGGATGCCTGGTTTGTTATGCATCAGCTTCTGATAATCCTCGATTTACTCTTCTTCATGACCCGCAGGTCAACGTGCAGCTCGTCGGCGATAAAGTAGGCGCCCCGGGCATTTCCAATCTCAAAGCTCAGATATGTCCCCTCGACCCGGCGATCTCCGCCAAAGGTAAGTTCCTGCCAGTTGCCGTCGTCAATCTTGGCGGTCAGTTTCTGCGCGGTGCTGCTGCGTCCGTCGGCACCCCAGGAGACGTTGACCGCCCCCTTGGCCCGAAAGCTCAGAAACCCGCTCAGTACCCTTTTTTTATTCTGCAGCCCGAAGTCATGTGCGACAAAGCGGGCAAAGGCTTTTATGTCTCGGCCGTTGTCATCATCAAAGCGTTCGGCCAGTTCGTAGACCCCGCCGCCGTCAAGCAGATAATGCTGGCCGTTAAAGGCGCACATTGAGTCGTAGGCGAACTGGTGGTACTGGGTGATGGCGCTCGTCTCAAGGGTTATTGCTAGGGATAGGGTAGCCAATCGTCACCTCCCGCCACATTGGTCAGTAGAATTTCATCGCCGTCTTCAGCACCGCCGGCCTCGCCGGGGCTGCCGATCAGCACCCGCCCTTTGATGCCGATCCCAGGGATCTGTACGCTGCCCGAGACCACCATGTTTTCTGTCACGGCCCCGCTCATTCCAATCCCGGGGATCTGCACGTTGCCGACCACGTCAATGCCGACCGAGACGGTGCCAGATATGCCAATGCCGGGGATTTGCAGGTTGCCGGCAACAGCAATGCCGTGATCGACCTGGCCGCTGATACCGATGCCGGGGATGTGCAGATTCCCTTTGACATCAACGCCAATGTCGACGTTGCCTGACGCTCCGATCCCAGGGATTTGCAGGTTGCCCCGAACGTCGTCTATCCGGAACCCGGCGCCGATACCGGGGATCTGCAGGTCGCCCCTGATGTCGATCGGGGCCCCATACTCTTCGATGAAGACGTCACCAAGCCGGCTGTCGCTGTATATCCCCTTGATAACGATCGCCGACCCGGTATGGACAGTCGCCGCCACATCGCCGAGTGTGACCTGGTCGTCAAGATACACCTCGTCCTGGGCGCCGTTAAAATGAACGGCGTTGAGCACGTCGGCAAAGTTCAAAGCGTCGGCAGGTTTGGCATGTAGCCAGATGGTTGGTTCCTCGAGCGCCGCTGCCGAGGCGGCGTCATTTACCGACAGGGTTGCCATCGGAGCCCCCACCTGGAGTTGGTCGAGGGTCGCCTCGCTATAGGCATCGTGTGGATCAGCTATCAGACCGGGGTTGGCCGAATCGAGCGTCGACTTGGTCTGCAGCGGATAGACGGTGGCGTGATAGGTCACAAAGACCCCCGGCTCACCAAGCGCTGCCGCAGTCGCCAGATCGCTGGCCAAAACCGGGTGGAAGGGGTGCACTCCATCGACGGTTGTTTCTGTTCGCAGCCGATGCGGGACGGCATTAAAATGGAGTGCCGCCGCCGGCTCATCGAGCACCGTGTCGCTGGTCAGCTCAGCAACCGCCAACATAATGACATCAACGACGATGACCGGCTCATCAAGAGCAGACACTGCGGCAACGGGGTTGACGAAGTCGGGGTTCTCGCCCCACGGCGGGGTGAGGCGGGCATAGGTCATGGCGCCATCGGGTGACAGTCCGACATCGATCCCGAACGGATCCATAAACGTCGCGCTGTCGAGCCCCAGCTGGCGCAGCGTCCACGGCTCAACGGTCGCGGTCTCGACCACCAGGTCGTCAACGGCGAGCATCACATCAATCGCCACCCCCGCGAGGTGTGCCGTTGAGGCCGCGTCCTGGGGCTGAACCTGGAAAAGTTCGTCGAGCCCCGCCGTTGAGACGAGCGCTTTAACTATCATGTGATCAGCTCCGATGGTTCAAGTTCGATCTGCACGTCGATTGACACCAGCGGCATCACCGTCTTGCTGACCAGGTCAAGTCCGCCGCCAGTGCTCTTTGCAGATATTTCATACGGCGACCCGGGCTCGCCGATGATCGTCACTGAGCCCACCGTAGTCGCGTCACCGTTGGCGTTGCCGGGCACGTTGAGATAGATGCCGTCAATCGACTTGACGCCATAGGCCGCAAACACGATACCGCCCAGATCCCAGGTTATTTGTCGACCATCGCCATGATTGGTTTCGCTATACCCCAGTGATACCGAGGTGCCTGACTCGATATGCCCGGCGGGCGCACCGAGAAGATCGCCGCGCATCGAGTAAACCGCGTACTGAAAATCAAGGTCGCCGGTGAGGCCGATAGCTGCTCGCTCAGCAGCGCTGAACGGGGTATACATCACTCTGATCTCGGAGGGATACCCAGCCCACCCGTTCGGCGGGGCGATAATATACTTTGCCTTGTCTTCAGACCAGGGCGGGTACAGCGCGTCGCTGTCGGGCGGATAATCGGTGGCGCCTGGCGGGACATAGGCGGCGATGCGTAATATATCGGCCAGTGCCGGCGAGACGGCCAGGACCAGCTGGAGTGATTCGTCGGCGTCTGTCCCAAAAATCCAGCGGTCGGGGAACCCCGAGTAGGTCTGCCCGTAAATGTCCAGGATTGGAAAGTACCCGCGGGCAGGATCGCCCTGGGCAAACGACTCACAAAAGGTCCTGCGACAATTCTGCTCATCAAAGTGGGCCTGCCCGTCAACCCCGCCGCCGCCGTCAAGCGCACCGGCGAAAGCGCTCTCAGGGCACCAGCCCTCCTGTCCGTTGGGGTAGATAAAGCGCAGCATCGGCCCTTGAAGGTTGGCGGGCCCTGCACTGAGCCGATACCCTGTAGAGATGAGCTGTTTCCAGCATATATTCTCAAGAAGTCCCATAAGCGACCGTCCTTATTTCGGCAACGTCAGGCCGACAAAGAGCATGCCTGATGCCTCTGTCGTACTGATTCTGAAGTAAATCCGCCCGGCGCTGCCCGTATTAAACGCCAGCGTGTTCATAAATGAGTCAATATCGCAGAGATGGCCAAGGTACTGCAGATCGTTTATATCGCCCGTCGCATAAGGATCTACGAACACCTCCGCGTTTGCTACAAAGTACCCGGCGTCACCCATGCCCTCGGCAAGCAACTCCATGTTGGTATCGGGGTTTGGCGCGTCCAGGTAAAACCAAAGCTTTTGTACGTTTCCGCTGCAGTTATAGGCCGGCTCATCCTGCTCAAGCTCGTTTCCGGCGCCGTCAGTCGAGGTCACAAAGCCGGAAAAACTCACAAAGATAGGGATGGCCTCAGTAAATGTGGTCCCTGTGGGGGTGTCGTCGCTGGCCTCAGCAATAATTTCACAATCAAGATCTTGTGCCGCCGTCACCCTGAACACCGCGCTGTAAATAGATGAATTAGGGATGGTAACCGCACACGACGACTGCCCGACCTGCCCGCATACCGTTTGCTGCAGGCTGAGCCCGGCAGGGCTGATAGGGGCAAACGGGTCACCGTCATAGAGAAAGCCTTCGCAGTTGAGGGCAACCCCATTGTGACTCCTGAAATGCAGCGTATAGATAGAGCCGTCCGGTTCGTTGCCCTGGGAGGCAAGCCGAAACCAGCAGACCCGAGCGTTTTCGCTGGCGCAGTTGTACGCCGGTTCGCCGGCCTCCAGTCCGCTTGCAAAGCCTTCATTATCTACGACGGTGCTTAGGCGTAGTGACATTGTCGCTCCTTATAAATCGATTGCCGTGGCGATGCTGTTACCCTCACGGTAGCGGCAGCTGATGTTTTCAACCCGGGCATGGAGGTTGTGCGCCTGTCCGTAGTCGACGTTGGTGACGCGGGCATAGATGGCGTTGTATCCGGGGCTGGCCGGGAGTGAGATGACGATTTCCGGATCACCGCTTTGGTTGCAGACATGATCAAGATAGGTCAGGTCCGAGCCCTCTTCGGGGTCGGTGCCGGTAAACAGCTCGATATTGACTGCGCCGCCATAATCCTGAGAGACCATGAACTTAATATCGCCGTCTTTGAGCTCCACCCCGTCATGGGTCTGCAGAAGAAACATGAACCAGGTCCCAAAGGCGTTGTGGCCGCTGCAGTTGTAGGCCGGTTCGCCGCCGGTAAGCCCATCGTTGAACAGCTTAGAATATATCTTACGGCGGCCGATCAGCTGGTCATTGACGAAGAGCGGGCGGGCATTGAGTGACCCGGTGAAGCTGTCATAGTCCTGATCTCTCCAGAAAGCGGTCACCAGGTTACGGCCCGTCTGCGGGGCCTTAAACGCCAGTCGCCAGTAGACGCGCAGTACGTCATCCTGCGAGATGGGGACCTCAGACCAGATGCCCTGCTGGGTGCACCTCCGGCCATCGGAGGCATAGCCGGCAACCAGCTCACGGAGCGGATCGTCAAGGCTCTCTCCCACCAGCCAGAACGGCTCGATGTCGTAGTCAAAGCTGACATCACCGTTGTTGTCCTTGAGGCAGTAGAGCGGCTCGGTATCTCGGCCGCGCATGTCCTTGATCCGTGCGTCGAGCGGGTCGACATCGGCATAGAACCAGATTTGCTGATACCCGTCCCCAGCGCAGCTGCGGGGAGGAACGCCTGGCTCGTCAAAGGTGATAAAAGAGCTGTCGACGTCAAAATCCCAGACGACTTGTCTCTTTGTTGCCCCGTCAAAAACGCACAGCGCCGTGTCAAAAGTTTGACCCTCACGCATCCCCGACGGATGCCCCGGGATCCTGAGCGGATCACCGTTAATTCCAGGCCCGTCAGGGTAAAAGCCGCGGCACAGCCGCGTCTCTGGGATAGTCAGGTCGCCCTCTCCGTCATGGTGGCGATAGCTCTCGGCCGGCGGGTCGGTGATCCTGGTGCTGTCGGGATGGGTTCCCTGCCACCAGAATTCGTCACTGAAATCGGCCCGGGCGGCAGCGGGGCAGCCTGGTGAACCGAGCGTTGCCTTTTCCCAGTAAGCGTCGACGAAGTGCGGGGTTATGTACCCGTATTCGTTGGGGCGCCCCTCCCAGAGTATGTTGCCGGAGACGTCCCTGATGATCACTTTGGTACTGGACGGGTCGACCCCGGTCAGCTGGATCTCTTTGATCTTTTCTCCCGCGTTGAACACATCGTCAGGGGCGACATAGTTGACAACCGCAGTGCCCGTCGGGCCCAGCGTGCCGGAAGCATCTCCGCGAAGCGGGGGGAGCACGTTAATGGTTGAGCCCCAGCTTACGTTATGCCAGTTGGGGCCGAGCACGACCGAAACCGCAACTTCGACATAGCCGCCCCCTGCGTCTGAAACTGAGGTGACGACTGCCGGCATCCTGAACAAAACGCTTTCAGCCTCGGTAAAGATGAGGGCATCGATACCGTTGAGTGCGGTAAAGGCCTCCCACTCGCCCTGGCTGCTGCCCGGTGATCCATAGCTGTCACCGAACAATGCCGACCACACCTCCCACAACGGGGTGTCGCCGACAGCGACGGCGTGGCTGATCAGCTCAAGCTGCGATCCTTTAACGATGGACAGGCGATCAACGCTGTTCGTCTTGAACGACGAGACGCCTGTCCTCTCGAGAGTGTCAACAGCCATGCCCTAGACCGGGTCCCTCAGTTCGTAATCGAACGCCGGGATAGTGATCGTGCTGCCGTTTGATACCGACTGGGTAACGCAGCTGGTGACCAGCTGTACCGCCGAGTCGTCTGACAAGGTCGACTTCAAAATACACACATGAGCCCCGTCTCCATCAGCGGTTACCGATTGCCCCGCCTGCTCAGCTATCGTGACCTTGCGGCCGCTGACATCGCCATCGGCCTTGGCATAATCGCCGGAGTCAAGGGTAATCGGGCCGGCCAGCTTTGAAGCGCCGGTGATTTTCGAGTAGTTGGGAACCCCCGCAACATCAACGTCGGCGGTACAAAAGTACATTTCGTCACCGTCGGCGATAAGCGTGTCGTGGGCTGCATCAAGAATTGCGTCTTTGATAAACTTCATTTCAATCCTCCATCACTGGATTTTTTTGCTGCCCTTCGTTGGGGGTCCGGGCAAATTGTCTGCTACGTTGCCATTCTGTAAGAGATGAACAGGTTGCACTCGGACAGCGTCACCTCGACGCCGACCTTGGTTGTTACGGTTGAGACCACAAAGGGCGAGCCCTCGGCCGTTGAGGCCAGGCCATCGATCCGCTCAGCCAGGTGTGACAGGCCAGTGGTGCGATCGTTGGCGTAGAGCCTGATGTAGCCAATGGTGCCGGCCTTGACCGCGGATCCCTTCCAGGTCGCGCTGCCAGGTTTGGCAATGAGCGTCATGGTGAATCCGGCGTCATGTTCCGGGGAGTCAAAGTTCAAGCCATCGGCGGACACGCCCGGGGTGAACGACACACCATCGAGCGAGAACTCGACGAGCATATCGCCATTTTCGGGATCATCCGGATTTGACGGAAGGCTCCCTGAATAGCCCCTGGCAACCCCGTGCTCAAACGTGGCGGCGAGAGCGGCCATAATGGCGGCCCTGGTGCCGCTTGATATTTGTGTTGACATGGTGCTTCTCCTAAAAAGTTAAGTTGACGAGGTATTGGTTCCGCCGCAGCATGGCCGTCCCTGTGACGCCGGGAGGGATCGTTATCTTGTCGCTTGACCGGTCAATGCATGAGCCGTCAGCCGTTAAGAGCAAGACCGCGTCCTCAGCGGTGACCATGATGCCGATCCCTGTCGGGAGGTCCTTGATAACGTCTTGCTGATTCACATAGACGTCGGTGCCGGAGACGGCCGGCCGGTGGTACTTCTCGATCGGGTCAAGGTCCAGAAAATCGGCGCCGCTATAAAAGCTGATCGACTCCTGGTTCGAGACCCAGAGCCCCCCGGTTACCTCCCTGACCATGCGGGCCGGGGAGAGTATCGGGAGGTAATCTTCCGAGAAGTTGAAGACAAACGGGTTAAATTCGCGAGACTTGAAGATGAAGTCCTGGTAGCCGAGCAGCAGTGAGCCGCCAAAGGTTCCCAGGATATGGCCCGCCGGCGGCTGGTCATATTGCTTTGAGATCAACCAGGCATCGTCATCTGCGGGAGGGGTCCAGGGTCGTGCGACCATGTCGTTATCGATATAGCCATGCTCCACCCCATTGGTATGGAAAACGCCCTGGGGTTGAAGCGCGCAGCGCATCGGCGCCCCTGGTGTGACCGTCCGCAGCCGGAAGACCTCGCCGCCTCTGTCCATCACCGAGAGGGCGTCGCCGTCGACAAACACCATCCAGCGCTCAGCTGCGTTAAAGGCGGAATGGCAGTTACCAGAATATTTGGCAAATACCAAACCAACCCCGTCCCGCCGCTTAATCTTACCGGCGTCGGTTATGTCGATGTTGCTGCAGGCCTGGAGCAACGCGCCGGCGCCATCCTTGTACGGATACTCAGACGGCTCGACGATGGTGTGCAGGCCAGCGCACGTTTCATACAAGCGGTTCACCAGTTACTCTCGCAAATCGGAGGTTTCGGGTGTGGAACCGCCTTCGGGCAGCCAGCTTCCAGCAGGGCGACAAAACGCTCGTACTCGCCGTTGTGGTAGCTGGTATCGGGGCGGCTCCCCTCGCCCTGCTCGAGCTTCGCCCACATTTCTTTGGCCGCATAGTGGACCAGGGCTTTCTCGTACTGTTCCGCGATCTCAGTGCCAAACTCGACGCCGTCAGGGTATGAATCGCTCCTGGTGGTCATCGGGGTCGGCCTGCGGTAGTAGCGCAGGGTTATCTCGGTTGGCAGGTTCGGCACCGGCTGGTACACCAGCTGACGGTTTATGGCCACCACCCCTGACACGGGCCCTGTTTGTGGGCTGATCCTGGGGTAGTAGGCCAAAAAAAGCGCCATGTTCTGGTACACCGTCAGGGTGCCGTTTGCCGTTTGGGCATGATAGAGGGCCTTCATGTAGTCGTCCGGCACCGCCACCGCAAAGGCCAGCGGGTCGGTCGTAACCGTGTCGTACCCGTCAGACAGCCCCGGCAGCAGCAGCCGTGAAGCTACCGCTACCTGGGCACGGTTGAGCAGCGCCAGGGCGGACGTCTCATCGAAACTGACGTCCTGGACCCAGTCCAGCGCCTCTTCAGCGAGTTCTCGGCCTATCATCTAATCCAGCGCCTCATCGATCTCCTTGCCGGTGACCTTAAAGCCCGCCAGCTCAGAGACCGCGTCGACACGGGGCTTGCCACGGTACGCCAAGTCCTGACCGTCTGGCGTTTTCTCGACGCCCTCGTCGATCATTTCAAAGATGGTCTTGATGACAGCGCCGACCTGTTCCCGTCGCCCGATGTCGCTAAAGGCGCTCGCTGACGCGGCCCCCTCGACGAGCAGAGACTCCGGGACAAGCTGCTTGGCGTAGGCTTCAGCCACCAGCTCGTTCGGCACTTTGGTGAACTCCTCACCGACAAACACCACCTTGCCCGACGTTGATGCCAGCCGGACGGTTCCACTTCTTGACTTAAATCGTTCCATAACAAGCCTCCTGTGCTTGGTTTACGGTTTTACGTCAGGGCCTATCCCTGCGTGCAATGAGCCCGGTCGCCCACGACATACTCGATCCAGATGTAGCCTTCTCCCTGGGTCAAGGGGGCGGAGGCGGTGACGCCGTAAGTGGTCAACGCACCGAGCGCTGACTCTTCTGTTGCCGCATCGTCACCATCAAACGCCGTCCTCCCGGCGGCCGCACCAGAGGTGGCGGTCAACAGGGCGTCGGCGTCGGTTGCGGTGCCGACTTCAATGTTGGCGGCATTGGTTGCCGAGGTGATTACCAGTCCACCGCGCAGGATGAGCGCCTTGGCCGGAACCTCGAACGCCGGGGTAAAATTGGCCCCGTCAATGTCGGCATAGGTGAAGGGCGCAACCGCAACCAGCGGTGCCTGGCGTCCCTGGAATTTTGCTTGAAGCGTGTTCATGACATTCTCCTTATTTATGGGTTAGCTAAGTCCCTCATACGGCCACTGGCCGCCACCTAGACGACGTTCAGGTAGAGATCAAGGGCGATGACGCCAAAGTCCTCATCTGCGTTGCCGGTATAGGGGTTGTCGAAGTAGGGCTTGCGGAAACCGAGGAACTTATCGGTTGAGATGCCCTGTTTGGAGTCATAGTCGAAGCCCTTCTCGACCCAGTCCGGCTCGCCGATGTCGACGAAGCCAAGCGCCTGGGAGCCAAGCAGCAGCGAGCGGGTACCGTCGACGTCATCGCCGGCGCCCCACTTGTCGACGCCCGAGGTGGCCAGGCTGGTATTGAAGCAGTATTCGTGCTCCATGATGACCAGTCCGTCGACCGTGGTGATGGCGCCGGTGAAGAAGGGGTTCTGGTTGGTGCCGCGAGGGCCGGCCTGGGTGACGGCCGACAGGAAGTCGGAGTCTTTTTTCAGGCTGGCGACCGTTCTCGGGTCACACACATAGAGATAGTAGTCCTTGCCGCCCATGCGGATCGGCTTCATGTGGCTGGTCCGGGCATAGGCCTTGATGTCGACCAGGGCGCCATACTTGAGGACACAGGCGCTGGTGATCGCAGCCGTATTGCCGGCCTGCAGGTCACTGCCGTCATAGTAAAAGTGACGGCCGGCCGAAGGGGCGGAGATGTCGTCGGAAAATACCAGCTCACTCCAGGCGTTGGCGCCGACGTTCCGACCCTTGAGGTCTTTGTCGAAGCCGATCCCTGAGAGCGCGTGGAAGGCCATCTGGTCGACGGTCTTCTGCAACCAGTATTTGAGGCGGTCGCGAGCGGTCTCGCGGAACTTGATAACGTGGTTCTGGTCGCTGAGCTTGCCCTTGTTGCGGACCTGGTGCGAGATCAGACCCATGTTGATGTCGATCTCGTATTCCTGCATTGCCTCCTCGTTGCCCTCACGCTCGTTGTCGTTGGCAACGCCGCGGCCTTCAAGCTCGGCGACGAGGAACATCAGGGCCCTGGTGCCCCGTTCGTCTTTGGTCAGGTCGGTGATATGCTGAATGGCGGCGTTTTCGCTCTTGCTCATCAGCTTCGAGGCGAAGGACTCTGTACGCATGTACTCCCAGATGTCCCGCTTCCAATACGTTTTTTGTTCGTCGGAAAGCATCCCGAAATTGGTGACAGACATTGCTGATCTCCTATTAAAAAGTGAACAATTAAAACTACTTAACAATCCTTGTTCCCCTTTTTACGCTCTGGGAGAGCGAGACCCTCAATGTCGTCTGAGGTGCACGAAACGCTCGTTTGTTTGCCGCCAATAGAGCGATCAGGCGTACTGCGAGGTGCAGAGAGCAGGGGAGCGGCCCGCCCTCTGCGTCGATATTAGTTTACCGTGTCGCCACGGCCCTCCCGCTTCTTGGATTCGGGGAGGTTTGCATATTCTTTTGAGTCAAAGTCAAAAGCGGTCCTGGCCTTGAGGCCGTCGTTGCGGGCGCCCTGTCCGGTTGACCCGGTTCGAGGCGGCTGCTGCCTGGCCGCATCGGCATTGCGATCCACCGCCTCTTTACGACGCTGGGTTCGCGTTTCATCCTGCTTTGCTGGAGTATCGGGCCTTGCTTCGGCTTTGGGCCCGGGCGTCGGCGCGTCCTTGTCCTGGGCACCGAAGAAGCGCTCTTCAGCAAGCAGATAACCATCGGCCATCGGGACCGACTTCATCTGGCTGAGCCCCTCTGCCATCGCGACAAAGGCCTCGACGGTTTCGGTGTCGGAGAAGCGGTCGACGTGACGACCCCAGACCTCTGCCTTGACCGTATCCAGGCGATTGGCCTCGGTCTCCGCCCTGATCTTTTCAATGGCCCTGGTCTCCGCCTGGTGCTGCTGATACTCGGCGATCTCTATCTCGAGACGCGCCACCTCTTCGGTATCACCGTCGAGGTAAGCCTCGGTTTTCTCGGTGATCTTCGCCCTCAGATCAAAGTCTGCAAAAGGATCTTCGGGCGGCGCCTGGTCGGGCTGCGCTGCCTGCTCATGGCCGCCCTCTGTCGCGGTGGCCCCTTCTTGTGCCAGCCGTTCTTTGAGCGCGGCGATCTCGTCTTGAAACTTTTTGCGCTCATCGATGTGCGTCTTCAGTGGGACCGTGGTCGGCTCTACCGCATCTTCAGACGATCCGTCAGGTTCACCGTGTGCTTCTTCGGCGCCTTCTTCGGCGTCTTCAGCTTCGCCTCCACTCTCTCCACTGTCTTCGCCACCTGCTGACTCATCAGCTGGTCCGTCTTCAGGGCTATCCGCTTCCTGGCCGCCACCTGCTGGCTCACCTTCTGCCCCCTCGCTCGAGCCCTGCTCATCTTGTCCGGCTTTTTCATCGGTTGCCCCCTCGGTGGTCGGTTCATCGCCGTCAACGTAATCGCCACGGGCCCGGCGCTCGTCGGCGCTGAGACTGTCGCGGCTCACCTCGTCCATGGCCATCGTCACCTCGTCGGGGTCGGCGATCATCGACGCTACTTTGGTACTCACATCTTCTCCCATTCCAGCCTCCTCCTTTTGGATCTTATCCTGCGTTCGCTGCCGGCGGGGCCATCGTATAGACACACCCACACCAGCTTTTACGTCCTACATCGTCCCGCACTGGTAAGTGATCAGCATACTGAGGACCAGCACCAGCACGAACAGCAGCTCTGCGGCCAGCTTTTTCATTGCGCCCCCTCTTATTTGTTTGCATATTCTCCACACCAGTCGTTAAGGGTTACGGGCGGCCATGGCGGCGGGTTTCGATGACATTCGATCGACATGCCGTCACGCTCCAACCACCGACACTCACTGCAGCGCCTGTCCTTCTTGGTGCGCTCCGCTGCGAGGATCTCACAGTCCCGGGAGCACTTGTCAGGGCAGGTCTCAAACTGATGCTTGGCCACCACCGGGACGCCGGTCTGTTTGCACCAGCCGAACTCAGTGTCAGCAAATTGTTCCCAGCATTCGCAGTCTTTGCATTTCATCTCGCCTAAACCTCCTCGATCCGCTCTGTCTCTATGCCCTCACGGGCGCCCACCCGGGGAGACGCAGGGTCAGGGGCCGGGACGGGCGTGGTCGGATCAGTGTTCGGGGGCAGGTCAAAGCCATGCGCCGGAGCAGCAGGCGCAGCCGTGCCGGCCGGATATTCGCCCTGCGGCCCGCCGATGGTCGGGACAAGGGGCGGGCTGTCCTGATCTTCAAAGCCGGCTGATCGGGCAATCTGATCGGCCTGGCCTGCGACGGCCGGGTTCTCAGCGACCACACCGGCGGTCTGCACGGCGCTGTAGAGCGCGTCGACATTCTCGTTGATCGTCTCGGAGGCAATCTTCTTGATCTGGGCCCGCTTGTACTCAGCACTGGCCCGCTTTTCATCGGCACTGGCCTCGGCAAGCGGATCCACATCTGCCGGCTGCTCTTGCTGCTGCTGCAGCTCGGTGGCGATGTCGTGCTTATCGATCAGCGAGGATGCCTTGACGATGCGGTACGGCGGAATCGGGACGCCGGCCTGGACCATCATCATCATCTGATTGAACTGGTTCTCGTTGTGCGTCGCATGGGTCGGCGTGGTGGTCACGACCACGTCATACTTGCCGATGGTGATGTCATCCAGGATCGAGCCGTCCTCGCCGATCTCGTTGATGACCACCTCTTCCTTGAACTGGCCCGTTTCTGGATCGGTGATCCTGAAAACGCGCTCATCGGTATAAAAGGTCTGCACCAGCTCCAGGATCTTCCGCGCTGCCAGTCGTCGCGACAGGGCCAGCGAGTCAAAGGGGCCGCCCATCTGGGTTTGGCCCGCGTACTGCCGGCTGGTAATTGCCACACCACTGACGGCGTTGTCCTCTTTGCCCTGGAGTGGATCGTTCATCCCGCTGATCGTGCTGATCGCCGTCTCAGCCGTCTGCTTGGCCTCGAGCAACCCGCGGGGGATGTCGCTCATCTCGATCTTGGTCGGCTCCCCGACCTTGGGGTCAAACTCGATGACCAGGCCGTTCTTTGAGCCCCACTTCATCAAGTCGTCGGCCGTCATATTCTTGAGCGAACCAAGCGGCACCTTCCAGCCCGCGTTTGCGACCCTGGTGGCGATCTCGATGATCAGGCTCATGGCCTTATTCTCGACGTCCTGCGGGCTTCTGAGGTTGTCGACCATGCCCCTGGTCTGGCCCCGTCGAAAGATCGGGAAGTAGGGGATCACGGTAAAGCTGCGATACGGGCTCCAGTCGTCGAAAAGCGCCACCCCGCCGGAGGTTACTGTCCAGCGGACGCGCTCATGGTCGAGCACGGTCTTTTTGCCCTTGTCCAGGGCGAATTCGATCTGCTCAGGGGTCATCGTCGCCAGCGGCTTGATCTCGCCGGTGTAGTAAGCGATGACTTCATCGCGGACGAGCTGGCGGTGCTGGCGGTCGATGATCAGGTACTGACGGTTGTCCTTGTCGCCCTCGATCTCTTTGACCCAGTCCTGGTAGTAGGTGCCGCCATCGGCGTCAGGCCCGAAATGGGGGCGGCTGCCATAGGCGTCGCTCTCAAAGTAGGCGTCGGCCTTCTGGCGCAGCTGCTCCATCTTTTTCTCGCCGTACCGCTGCTCGATCTGGTCCTCGTTCATCCACCTGGTGATGGTCACATCCTGCCAGCCAGCGGGCTCATAGGTCGTAGCATCGGGGTCGATATGGACATCGAGCGGGTCGAGTAAGTCGCAAGAGATTTCGCCAAAGATGTTACTGCTAAAGTCGACCCTGAACTCGAGAAAGCCACGCTGCTGGACCAGACCGTCCTCGAACATGGTCGATTCGCGCCGCTGGTACTCGATCTCATCAGCGATCTGGCCGATCACCTTGGTCAGCTTTTCGGCCGTCTTATCGTCGGCGCCTTCGCCGCGGGGCTGGAAGTCAAGATCGACACGGGAGTGCAACTGCAGGCCCAGGGCGGTCAACACGGCCGGCAAAATGTTGTTGAACTCGGCCATGAACCGGTTCTCGTCGCGCATCGCCTGGGCGTCTGCCTCGGCCCACTGGGTGCCACCGCCAAGGAAGTATTGCTCATTGCGGCGGGCGACATCGACATAGCGGTCGTGTCCCGCGTTCAGGCAGTATTTGTAGCGGCTCCAGTTCTTGCGGCTCAGCTGCTCATCGCTGAGCTTCTCGATCGCCGTTTTCTTTTTCTCGGCCATGCTCTCCCTCTTACTAGGCGGTCATGCCTGTGCCAGTTGATCTTTGTTGCATCTGTCGGACCTTGCGCTGCAGCCTGGTCTCCCAGCTCTCTTTGCGCTCGCGGCGCAGGGCGACCGGGAAGGTCGCGACCATGTCCGGGTGGACGATATTTGCCAGGTTATCAAGCATGTCGTCGTGAGCGCCGACCGGAAAGGCCAGGTACTCATCTTTGACAAAGGAGTCGATTATATCGATGCGCGTGCCCTCGGCCGTCGTCTTATAGAGCGACCGGGGAAGCCAGAGCCGGCCCTGCTCAAAGAGCGGGATCAGCCGGCGGATACGATCAGGTTTCGGGGTCGAGCCCTTGAGCTCGTAGATCGGGAAGCGATAAGAGCGCTGGTCCTGGATGACCTCAATGTGCTGTATGTCGGCCTGCATCCCGTACCGCTCATAACCGACCGCTTCAGGCCGGTACTCATAGTGCAGCCGAAAAAGGGCGTCGGTGCGCTCGGTCAAGTTGAGGCGGTCACGGATCCCGTCGACCAGGTAATAGTTGCGATCAGGCGCCAGGCCGATCACCCACATCGATGTGTAGTCGTTTTCCTTGCGCTTGGCGTTTGCCGGGTCGACCACGATATACAGGTTCAGGGTGTCAGGGTTGGGCTCGGTGTCGTAGTACCGGAGCCAGTCCTTCTGGAAGCCCATCGCGCTGTCGGCCTTGGGGTCCTGCAGCATCTGGCAGCCAAAGACATAGGCGGCCATATCGCGACGCTTTTCGTCGAGCTGCTCTCGAGACAAAAAGATCGGCTCGCCCTCAAAGGTCCCGTCGTCCGTCGCGGGGTAAAGGCGGGGCAGGGCCGTCTCGCGCTCCATGATCGTTACATAGGTGTCGTTATAGTGATACCTGGTGCCGATAAAGCGGCGCCTGCCGCCGTGGGCCCCCAGGTTGTAGCTGATCTCAAGCATCTCGGTTGTCTTTTTGATCATATCGGGGGTGGTCACCGACTCAGGCACGACAACGTCATCGTAAACGAGCAGGCTAAAATGGCGGCCCGTGGGCATCCCATCAACCAG